AACATTACACTTAACACATTGTACTTGACAATTCTCCTCATCAAATCTTGTAGACAAATGTTTTCTGCTTTGAAAGTGTCCGTTTTGCATACCTTCTTTGTAGTGCCTGACTATTCCACAAGTAAAACATTGGCACATTCCGTATTCGTTTGCTTCTCTAAGTCTTATGTAAAGACTGAACCACTTGTCAAGTTCCTTTTTTAATTTGCTAACTGTCTTTTTCATATAGACTTAATTAAATCAGCGGTTATTTTCCAATCTTCATCCGTACTTGTATCTTTGTTTTTATATAATTCACGCAAAGAATTTAAAGCGTCATTAATTTTATGCTTTTTTGTTTTATTAGATTTTTTTACATTTACAGGAAGTCTATCTGTTAAATCCCATTCAATTACATTTCTTCCTGTTACTGTGCATTCTCTTGTTCTAACCTCGTATATAACTCCTAAATCTCTAAGTTCGGTAAACCTAGAACTAACCCCAAATACTCCAAATGTAGTTTTTGCATTTCTTATTGCTTCTGAAGATGTGCAGGGTGCTGAAGATAATAAAGCTTCATAAACCTCAAACCTTCTTTTAGATAACAAACCATTTGCTCTTATTTCATTATAACAGTCTATTGATGTTTGTCTAGTTTTCATAGTCTTCAAATTTAGTACAGAAAATTGCTTCTAAAATACAAAGTAAAATTATTATTCCCCATACGATTGTTAATATCTTCATTTCAATTTTCTTATTAGCCACATTACAATGGCTGTTACTATTACCCAACCTATCATTATAAGTGTTCTAAACAAACAGGACATAAATCATTATCCCTAATTTCTGTTGTTATTTCTACTCCACAACAAGTAATTTCTTTTTCTTCTTCTTCTTTCATTTTAATAGTTTTACAGGTTCTTGATACCATAAGGTCTTTCCTTTTGGCTTTCCTAATGTATGTACTTCATAGTAGGCATTGTCTACTAACTTCTTTTGGGCATATACCCATTTGTAAAAGGTTCTGATGTTTAAAAATGGTTCGTCTTTACCAAACCTTACTCCCTGTCTAAATGCGTCCTGAACTTGATTAAAAGTCATATTACCGAAACGCTTTTCTTGTATTAAGTCCTCAGCAAATATTTTACTAAGACTTGCTAAAGTTTGAGCGTCTGACCTGTGTCCTATTTCAACTGAAGTCTTAGCAACTAAGTCTAAGACTTTTTCAGTCAGCTCTTTTAGGTTTTCTTGTTTTAATGGTTTCATAATAATTCTTTTGCTTTTTGCCATTCATTAATTTGTGCGTCTAACTTACTCATTGATTTTGGAGCATAAGTTTTTTTATTTTTAGCCCTCATTTCCCAAGTCCTTATACAAGCTCTCCAATCTTTCATTTTGTTTTTACCTACCATCCAACCTTTACTTTCATAAAAATTAACAAAAGAAATAGCGTCTATTTTATTATCCCTTTCAATACAATAAAGCTCAACATCATTAACACTTGGCTTTATAAAGAGTTTATTAGTTATTTTTATTTCTTTATTCTTATTAATAGTTGTTAAGTTTGTTTCTGACAAGTCATTAAGTTTCTTAACAACTAGTCCTTCAGTTTCTTCACAACTTAAGATATTCAATAAGTTAGCTTCATTAATCTTGAAGTATTGCTTTGCAGGTATTCCTTTACGCTTAGTTTCTATTATTTCATACTTTTTAAGCGTTTTAAGAGCTTTTCTTTGCTGATATGAAGTTAGTGTAGTATCTTGTTCTATATTAGCTTCAGTGTTAAAAAACCAACCATCAGTCATTCCGTTAGCAATAAAGTATTCTTCTTTGCTAATTAGGTCAGCAAGCAGGACTGCACCCTTCAATCCTACCTGCTTCGCTAATTGCTTGTTCACTATTAAAAAAGCTGAACTACTTAGTAAATGTTTCATATAACTTCTATTTCGTGTTGATAATTTTGAAGGGCTAACTTACATAATTCTAATTGATTGTAAAAGTCTTTGTAAGAAACTTTTATGTCAGTTCCAAATTTACCTGAAACAATACGAATAGTAGTTTGATGATTTGAGCTATCGTGTACTCCGTTTTTCCTCAAGTGTTCCTGTAAATTATACAAATCTACAAAAGTTAATTTAGCGTCTTTTATTTCAGCATAAGCGTTATAAACTTTGTTAAAAGTATCTCGGTACAAAGGGTATGAAGCATAGTTGCCTGAGTGACATCTTTCATAGTGATTGACGCTAGTCCTATCCCTATCTAATACCTTAGCAATTACTTCCCTGTGGGTTTCATCTTCTAGTCTTGCAACCATAGCAGCAACCATTCTAGGCACTTGGTATTCTATCTTTCTGCTTTTCAAAGCTAGAGAGCCTTTTGGCAACCCTACTAAACTTGTAGTAAGGTCGCAAAGGTTTTTAAAGTTATTTTCTGAATTCATCTTAGAAAGGCATATCTGTATCACCATTCATCATAGTATCTTTATTGTCTAATAAATTTCCTGATGATTTGTTGCTTTGATTAGTGAAAAAGTAGCCATCTATATTGTGAAAATATCTACCGTTGTATTCTCTTGAATAAACATTACAAAGTACTGATACGTCCATTCCTACTTCTAGCCTGTTCATTTGTTCCAATTTATCTCCAAAAGCACTAACACATATTTCATTGTTAAACTCTCCACCTGTGTCAATTAAGATTGATTGCTTCTTCCATTCTTTACCTGCTTTAGATACTCCTGTTTCTAATTCAAGTTTCTTTACTAGTTTTCCTGTTACTTCCATTTTTATTTATTTATTTAGTTATTACTCTTTTTAAAATCTTCTGCTTCATCTTCTCCAAATACTCCAAGTTCATAGAAACCTGTTAGTTTGAGTACGGCACGTGACATTGCTCGTTTTTCAGCCATCTCCATTGTGTACCAACTGTTAGTGTTTCCGTCTTTAAACCCTGCTCCTTTTAAAGCTGAACCAAAAGTTTGAATTGCCTTTCCTTCTTTTCTTGCATAGGCTTTTACTACGCAAAAATCTTTTTCACATTTAATTACATCATAATCTATGTTGATGTTTTCTAAAGCTTGTATCTTATCAATACCGCTTCTTGTTAAGATGATGTAGTGCTGATGTTTAAAGACATCATCTTTAGTTAGATTGTACTTAATGTACTTTTCTTTTAGTGCTTCTGTTTTCATATATTCTACCTATGTTAATTGGCTAGGATTTTTGCCTGTTAATAATTTCGTTAAAAATAATAAATTTAATTTAAAAGTCCTGTATTAAAAAACTTTTTTCACAAATAGGAATTACAATAGTATGGTCATTAATCCCTTCCCAATCCTCTATATCTTGAAATTCTTCGCAAGTATAAGTAGCTTTAAATTCATCCAAATCATCATACTCTGTAAAGTCGCAGCATAAAGCTATACCATCAAATTCCCACTCTTGTCCTGTGTCTTCTTCAAATTCTTCAAAGTAATCAAATAAAGCTCTTAATCCTGCACGACTAAAATCGTTTGGTCTGTTCTGTTCAAACCATCTGCTGAAATCATAAAAATTTATTGTTGTCTTCATTTCTTTTGTATGTATTTAATTATTTGTTCTTTTATATATTCTATTTGTTCTTTGTCTATCCACTCTAAGAAGTTAAAAGCGTCAAAACATATTGTAAGGTCTTTTCCGTATTCATCCTTACCTCTTAGGTATAGTTCGTTATCTACACATTGAAATGTGTTTATTTCGTGCAGTCTTTTGTGTGTTTCTTCCATTATATTAAATTTATTATTACAGGTAACCTGTCGTTATTTTCATAGTGTTTTTTATAGATTGGTTTAAGCTCTACATCCCAACAGTCTTTCTGTTGCCAACCTTTAGTCTTGAGCATTTCACAAAACTTCCTGTAGCATTGTAAAGCAGTTCCTACAACAACAACTGAACGGCTGTTATAAGCTAAGTCATTCCCACCTGATCTTGTTACCATAGCAGGAATGTATTGAGGTTTTAACAGCCAATGTTCAGCTATTACTTTAGTGTCATCTATTAGCTTACCTGTAATAAAAGAAATCTTAGGTTCGCTGTAATCTACATAAGTAGAGTGTTCTAAATATTCTGCGTCTAGTCTTGTCATCTTAATTGTTTTGAATGTAAATTAAAGTGCCTAAGATTGAAGCACCTACTACGCAGGAGTGAGCTAATACATCTAACATCTTGTTTATTCTTTCAGTCCTCTCTTGAGTTAGATTGTATTCGTCATACTTACATTGACCTTCTTTATCAAAGCGACCGTTTATCTTAAAAAAAGTTTCTTTTTGCTTTTCATTTAGGAATACAGTCACCCCTGTAGTTTTGTTTACGATTTTAAAGTTTTCCATTTTCTTATATACCTATATTAGTCGCTAAGGATTTTAAGCTAATTATTATTAAAAATTATACACAAAAAAATATATATTAATTAAAATATATATTTATTATTTTACTATTTTACTATTTTATCAGAAATATTAATTTTTACCTCATACCCTTTTCTTTTTAAAGCCCAAACACTCTTACAATTTACTACTTCTAGAGTATCATCCCATCTAAAATATTCACTATAACCACTTCTTCCTGTAGGATATTGAGAAATTGTTCTTCCTAATTCTAAACCTTTTTTAATCTTTTCCATTTTTTTATTTATTTAATTAGTTTAATTTTGATAGGGCAAAGATAAAACCTTTTTTTGAATTAACAAAGTTTTTAACTAAGTTTTTAACTAAAAATATTAAAAAAAGTTATCCCTTATCTAGTAAATAATACTAAAATAAATTTAAAAAAAGATTAAAATTGGTTGAAAAAAGCGTTAAAAAAGAGTTTTAAAAGCTAAATTGAGAAGTATAAAACTATTAAAATAAGCGCAAAATAAAATAAACTTAGCTTAGTTGAGTTTGTTAATTGCATTATAAAGGCATTAAAAGGTTGAGTGGAGTTTGACCGTTATTTAGTATAACTGCACAACCAACAGCAGGTCTTTTACCATATTTTGCATACGCCATTGCGTAAGATTTGTGATTGATACCACAACCGACTTGAGTTCCATATACTCTGAACTTCTTACCGACATAGTGTTCTGTGTAACATTGCGTATGTAGATGTCCTTGTACGGTGTTCATCATATCAGCTCTACACTTAGTCCTAGCCGTACCTCCTTCTCCGTGTATATATTGTACTCCATCTGCTTCATATCGTTCTACAAAATTCCAATCAGGAGTTTCTAATACTTCTTTAAAAGACTTAATCCATTTAGAAGGTATTGAGGAGGTTTGAGCTTTACGCATTATAATCCTGTCGTGGTTTCCAATGATTACAGTAGCCATAGGGAAAGCGTCACGCCAACGTCCTATTTTCTTTATAGCCAATTCTAGCTCATCTAAGCCACCCATTCCATCAGCTGAAGCCTCGTGATAGCTAGAGTAGTGATTGTCTATTACATCGCCTATAAACACTACCTCTGTGCAATTATAAGCATAATATTGTTCTATGCAGAAGTCTAAGTAACCATCTAAACAGAACGGTTCGTGCAAGTCACCGATAACTAGAACATTTCTAGTCTCGGCTTCTCGCATTTTTTCTAGTGCCACAATTTCATGCGGCTTTAATCTGTATCTATTATTTCTTAGCGACATCAGCAATAC